ACCTAACCTCTCACCAACACCTTTGCCAAATGCTGTACCAGCACCAGATGCCAAAGCAAGACTTAACCCTCCTGTTGCCGGTGCTAAAGCCGCACCAAGTAATCCTGCACCTAAACCGCCTATACTGCCAAATAACTGACCTCGTTTTTGTCTTTCAGCCTCTGCTTCTTGATATTCTTCAAGGCTCTCAACGTCAGACCTGCGTTGCAGGGCCCTTGCAAGAGTAGCACCACCAGCGGTAGATGTTAAACCGGGACTTCTTCTATAAGCGGAAGGTACATTACCACCACTCTGCATCATTGCTAAAAGAGAATAAGGATTAATCATGGTATAATTCCTTTGAATTTAGTAATATTTTTCCAACTTTCCATATTTAACAATCCGCTATCTTAGATAACTACATCCACTCTCCAAACTGAAGTAATATGGAAATGTTTTTCACTTGTAACTATGTTAGTGTTATCTGCCTGTAAACTTATACCAACTAAGTCACCAGCTTCTACTGCTGGATTAGCACTCCAGTCTGATTGACTAATAGTAAAATTAGTACTATCGCTCCAAGTAGATGTAGCATCAAACGTGCAAATAGCATCTACCGATGTATCTCCACTATCTATTTTATCTATGCCAAATACAATATCTGTTGCACCGGTATCCATTGCTGGGGTTCTAAAGAATATTTTATGGCACACCATATTAAACGGAGAAAGATATCCGCTTGTTGAATTAAGTATAGTAGTCTGTTCGCCAGTACCCTGCCAAGGAGCATAAATCTTAGTAGCCGGTAAATCATCAGTAAAGCTGTGTTTAAAAACACGATAGTCTATAAACCTGTTAGTGTATTCCAATGTATTAGTTCTCAATGTCTTATCTACATATTGATTGCCATCTGAAGACATATACATCTTCCACAACTTACCATACTTCTTCCTGTATAATGCTAACTGGCTATTTGATTTCTTTTCAATAGCAACCTGACCATCTACCATACCATGAATAGAAGGCTTCCCTTGAAATTCAACAGAGCTTTGCTTGGTATTAATTAATTTTCTAAAGTCTCTATCAGTTAATGCCATTATGATACATTTTTATTGTGAATGATTCTATATTCTATTGTTATATCGTTTATTTCAAATACACCTGTAGATGGAGCATCAAATTTAATCTGTATGCTTTGGCATGATATTATAGAAGAAGGAGTAAGAGTTACTACATCCCACAAACCTGATGTAGCTACAAAATTACCAGTAAAAGACGAAGAAAAGGACTGGCTACCATCAACTGCATACTTGAATGGAGTAGTCTCTGCATCATCTGATTTATAAGTAACAGTAACTTTATATATTTTCTTAACTAAACCCGGTTGTCCAAAATCTATATCTTTTGTAAAAAATTCTTGAGATACTTGAGATACACTTACAGGTAAAAACTTTTTAAACTCTACATCGGTACTGCCATCAAAAACGCCAAGACTTAAATTATTGTTCCAGTCTGTAATAAAGTTTGTATAATACTTACTATCAGTAAATATTTTAGTATGATATGTCCATCCATTACTATCAAAATCGTAAACGAATGACTTATGTGAATCAGTAGATGCATCATTAGGACTCCTCATCATTATGAGAGAGTTACTGATAGGGTCATATCCAAGCATTACATCCTTAATTATAGAAGAACCTCTATAAAAACTATTCCAATTTATTTCAGTATCAGTAAAAGATGCTTTACTCACTGCTATTTTTTTATCAATTAAATTTCTAACCCTACTGCCATCATATAAGTAACATCCATCATCCGATACCCAAGCTATCCCATACTTTGTTTTAGTAACGCTAAATGGGAAGTTTACACCAAAATATTTAATAGTATCCTCAAGGTACCAACTCGCAACGCTGGGGTTCGCAATGTTAATGATATGAACCAGATTGTGCTTAAAAGCCAATAGCCTGTCAGCAAAAGATTCTAGGGCAGTATATTCACCATAATCTCCCTTAGACACATCTATAAAATTGTGTTCAAGAAAGGTATCAAACTTTCCTATCTCGCTGTACATAATCCTATCGCCAAACTTTTCCAGCTCTCCAGAACTTGCTTTTAATTTAACATTGGCAACAAATGTCCTTCTATTAGCTACCACAGATGCTTTATATATCTCATTAGTTCCACCTATACCTAAAAACTTTAAGTCAGGACTGAAGCCATTTACTGTTGTATATGTATCTAAATTTGGACTGATGGAATTTCCGTAAGTGCCACCAACAACATGATAACCCTTTCCAGTTTCATATGTCCAAGCTCTATGATCTCCGTCTAAAGTTGTTCTAACGCCTTTAACAATATCTATATCCGCTAATAAGGTTAAATCATTATCTGTATTTTGTAATCTGGTATATATTCTCCCACCAGTGATTCTCCCGCTGTAAGCTAAATCAGCATACACAGACACCCTAAATGTTTGAGAACCAGTAAGGGCTACAGTAAAAGCCGCAATAGTTGAAGCACCATCACCTATTTGAACTGGTAAGGACTCTTGATTATTATCGTATATAAATGTCTCATAAAATTCATAAGTACCCTCTTCCCACTCGCCATTCCCTGTTCCTGCTGATACACCTATGTTCCATCCAGTACCCCTGACAATGATAGGGGTTTCGTTATCAGCAAAATCAAATGGAGCAGTACCTGTTAAGGCACCACCATATGCTCTGGAATATGTAGAAGTTCCAGTGGCTGAACTATAACCCTGTTTACAGAATAAAAATTCTTTTGGATATTCTCCTAAATCTCCAATTCTGCCACTAGCTTCCTTAATAGAGATAACTTCTCCAACAACGGCTCTACCGCTTTTATTAGCACCAGAGCCGTTCTCAAACTTAAGACCAGTTGCTGATGTGGAAAGGTCAACACCCATTTGTAATTGGTCGTTCCCAGACTTTTTTATAATAGCAACTCCCCTATTGTGAAAAAAGGTTAATTCTTCATTGGTATTTGTAGCAGTTGTATCTTTATCAACTCTAAAAAGAGTACCTGAATCTATTTGGGACACAACAGAACCAGCCGCAATTCCTGTGCCGGTGACACACATTCCCACAGCAAGTGAGCCAGTAGCATCCATTCGCACAATCTTGGGATTACTTCCGAATGTTGATCCACTTCCAGCAGTATGGTCTGTATCGCAAGTATCATCAGTAAGATAGTTATAATAATTAGTAGCAGTTCCACCGGCATGGCTAGACGTGCCATAGGCATATGTAAAAGAAGTAGCTATCTTAGGAGGGGCTAAAGAGTTTGGATGTTCCTGCCAATCAGCAAAAATAAGACCAGATTCCAGACTAAACTGGTTTCTCTGTATATACCCATACCACTTTATTACTGTAGAATTTGTTTCATTTATATCACAAACACGCACAGCCCCATCTGCAATATGATATATATACTTAGCATCGTTTCCAGACATGGTTGGACTGATAGCTGATGTTGTCCAGCCATTATCTTTTGTGCCATAACTAGTAGTTGCATTAGTTGACCAAACATCTACACCGCCTTTACTATCAACATCCCCCAGTGCAAGCATCTTATCTCCAGTAATATCTACTGTTTTTACTTGTAATTCAGGGTCTGTTGAACCAGTAGTAGATTCATCAACTATGGTTCTACCCTTTAAAACATAATAAATATCCATATCACCAAATGTAAAAGTAACATTAGTGCCATTCCCACTAGCTGTTTTACTTAATTCAAAATGCGTTGAGTCTGTTATGGAAGCGATATAACTGTCAGACTGTACACCAGTACCAGATACGGATAGACCGGCTATTATTTGAGCATTTGCATCATGGGTCACAGTAGCATCTCCACTTGTGGTGTCACAAGTAGCATCCGTGAATGTTGTACCAGCCGCATCTGCCGTATTTAATGTACTAACGACATCAGTAACTGTAAAAACTCCATTACTAGTTGCAGTCCCAGTTATCTTTAAAACATCCCCAATAGCAATGAGACTAGAAGTATAAAATGTGCTATTAGTAGAATTTGCACCTCCAACTAATTGCAAATGCTGTTTTGTTGGCTGTGGCATTATTTATTCGCCACTGTATTCAGGAGCTGTGGTATCAGTATCACCGCCAACCTGATTACCTACAAATTTTATATTACCAACAGCAGAACCAACAGTTAAAGCGTTACTGGTACCCGGATGCTTTGTATCTGTAATGGTGTAATCACTGTCTCTGCTAATATCAGATTCAAAGTAAAATAATCCATACCCACCAGCACCGGCAAGTGTAGCAGTTCTCTCTACTATATACTCAGCTAAATTAGTATCACCATCAGAGCCTTCTATGTGAGCATATAAACCACCAGCAGTCTTAATCTTACCCAGAGCATCAATAGACATGTTTTGAATTAAACAATTCTCATTCTCAGCTATGTCTCTTGGGTCTCTCCTGTTATTAGAACCGCCAGACCAGTCACGTATGGTATGATACTGCTTAGGCACTACTTACCTTTGAATACACCTTCTAACATATCTGTCATCACATCAACAAGCTTTTCAAAGAGCTCCTGCTCTTTCTCTTCATTGATCCAAGGAAGGTTTACTTTTTCATTAATTTTAGTGGCTAACATTTTAGAGAACTCATCCGATCCCAGATGATCCATAGCTTCTTGTTGCATCTTTTCAGCTTGAGCTTCTGCCATCTCCATTAACATTGATTTAAAGTCCATTTTATGACTCCTTTATCTTTTTTGTTTTTAAATATAAATAATAAATCTGTACTGCAAACATTACACACATCAATACACCTGAGATCAAGTCTGTCCAATACACTAAGCCTAAACTTGTACTTATACTTGTAAGTTTTAAACTATCCATTCTTTAGTCCTGCCAGTTCATCTCTTAATTGTGACATTTTTTCATTGTGTTCAATTTTCATCTCTAAAGCTGTAATTCTTAATTCCATTTGATACCATCCCCAAGCTATTGCACCTAGAAGACTGATAACGTTAATTGCAAATTTCATGTCTATTTTATTTACCATTTATCCTTGATACAGAACCTTTTA